TTATAGTTTGAGGTACAAATTTTCTAAACTTCCTCACGTTTCTTTGCATAATTTGCCTAGCCCGTGAGTTTGTTGATACTTTTTCAAATTCTGCCTTTCCCCTTGGGATGGTGGTATAAGGAATTTCCTTAGCCGTTAACATTGTTACCGGTTTTGATATATCAACGAAGTCTCTAAATAAAGTTTTCGCTATCCTCTTATTAGAGGTACGTGTACTGAATGATGACGCATCGTCAAGAACATTCCTGATGTTCTCAAAGGCCTGTTCTCCGGTTAGGATTTCCTCCTCAGGAATCCCGATGTCTTTCATCACATTGAAAGCGTTAACTTGTTGAGTTATACCTCTTTCCCAGATCTTCACCTTCGTGAAGTCATCCATGCCTTTGTACTCCACAAATTGTGTAGCATAAAGCATGGCATCTGGGCCGAGGTGTTTAGTGGAAAACTTACTTGGAGATTCCCATCCCATCTCACCGAGTGGGATACCCATTCCTCCCAACCATGTTGGAAGATAGGTCTTGGGGTCAAGAAGAAGTTTCTTTTCGAAGAAGGAGGGCATCATATGTCTTAGTACCAATGGTATAGATTTCGATAGCACAACTGACAGTTCTTTGAGTACGCCATCTGCGTTTTCTCTAAAGAACCTCAGCCTCCTTTCCATATCTTTTATTTTACCAGGTATAGGATCTGGTGTCTCGAAATTATCTCGTGCACCTTCTTTCCTAAACTGGTTCAATAATCTTAGTCTAGGAGAATCCTGGTAGACCCTTGGTCTGATACTAGGATGAAAACCGAAATCTTGGCAATAGTGCACGTATTTCTGGGAAATGCGGTACTTGTCCCATGATATCTCGAATCCCATGGATTCTTGAAATTTTGGTATTTGCTGAAGATCTTTCAGTTTTCCTACACCTGTATGGTCATCGCCAGCACAGTAGAATAATCTAACAGTGCTTCGTACGAAGTTCCTGTTGTGTAGTCTCTTATAGTATTTGCCAATACTGACATCTTCGAGGGTATTAAACCTAAATCGCGTTGCGATCCAAGATGCCATGCTTGACAAAGTGAGAAGACACTTAGTCAGGGGTTCTCCCATGAGGATTCCCCTTGCAGTTGCCCATGTGACATTCTGCATGGTTCTATTAGAACCAGTCTTTCTCTTCTCACCAAATATGAGACGTTGCCTAAGCTCGTCTGGGAAATCCCTGATATCCTTCTGAGACGCAGCGTAGGTAAGTAGTCTTGGACTACAGAGCAATGAAGAAGCCTCCTTGAGGTACTTCATTGTTCCCGTGTCTATTAACTTCGATGTTAGTAAACCTTCAGCGTATCCGCAAAGCAAGCCTTTGGATACATCGTGTCTTGCACGATCTGTGGCTGAGGTTAAATCTGACGACGAAATCCATTTGCTCTCCTTTGGAGTGGATTCACCATAATGGTTGTAATGGGAAAGCCCAAACCGCCATAAATGGTCTGTTTCCACTAAGCCCACTCGGGCCCCAGGCAAGTTCTCAAGGTGTTCCTTGAAGAAATGTCCTGCTGGAGACAGGAAAAGGTTCAACCACGTTTCACCTGCTGTAACTGGTCTGATCTTGCAGCCCGGTTCAGTGACCACGGCAACTTTTGCCGCTGGGTACATTGACGTTCTGTCGTTCTTTTCCTTTTCTATCTTACTGAATATAAAGAGTAGTCTACCCAGTCGGTTGTCTATTCCTTTGTAAAATTCAG